ACCAGAAGAAACACCAACCGAAGGAGACGCAGTGGATACCACTACCGAAAAAACAGAAGCACCAGCCGTTGAATCGGTAGAGGCTTCAGCGAACGTCGTGCATGCTAACAAGCCAGCACCATATTTTACTTCACCACGATCACCAATTGTAAATCTTGGCTCATGGATGGAACACTCAATCAAAGCAAAGTTAAATCCAATGTCAGATTCTGCAATTTACGTTGCAGCAGCAAATGATGACCTTGGTACTACTAACCCAGCTTTCAACCCAACACGTCAGCTCACAGAAGTTATCAATGCACTCAGCAACGGAACGCGCGGAGCAATTGATGCAATCAGCCGCGGAACACTTCCGGACGCTGGGCTTCAATTTGAAATCCCTAAGATTTCTCAAATCGCAGTTGTTGATCCAGTTGCAGAAGGCGCAGCAGTAACAAACACTGGAATTGAGAGCTCGTTCATTTCGATTCCAGTTACACGCTTCGCCGGACGCAATATTCTGACGACAGAAATAATTGACCGCAGCTCACCAGATTTCTTCAATGAGCTTGTTCGAATCATGGGCGCATCAATGGCCTTTGCTCAGAACAAATATGTTGCAGATCAATTGGTTACAGATTCTGTCTCAGATGGCACTCCAACAGCTAACACAGCAGCAGGATTGATTGCATACATCAGCCGCGCAAATGCAGCTGTTTATGCAGGAACTCAGCGATTTGCAAAGAACATCTTGGTATCGCCTGCACAGTGGAGCAACATCATGGGCTATAACCTAAATGGGCAACCGCTATTTAATGCATACCAGCCACAAAATCAGGCCGGTCTTGTTACTGGTCAATCACAACGTGGCGTCGTCATGGGTCTTAATTTCTTCGTAGATAACTCAGGCGAAGTTACTGGCACAGGCGATGATTCAATGCTCGTCATTGAGCCAGATGCTTACACATGGTACGAAAGCGGAAACTTCCGTCTTGATGTCAATAAGCCATCTGACGGAACTGTTGAAATCTCACTCAATTCTTATGGTGCATGCGCCACAAAGGTTGCAGCGGGCGCAAACGCGTTCAATTTTACCTAATAACTAATCATCGGCCACAGCCGCTCCCGGATGTGGTCGAGCAGTAGAAGGGAACAGAAATGCCACAAATTGTCACCGCGGGCGAACTGCGATCTATTCTTGGCGTTTCTGTTTCTCTATATTCTGACGCATATTTAGAGCAGATGATTGACAGCGCAGAGCTGACGATTCTGCCATTGCTTACAGGATACCAATCAGCAGTCACAGAAATCTTTGTAGAAAATTCCATCGCCTATTACGGAACTCAGCGCGTCAATTATTTCGTGCCGGGTCAAGATGTCGTCATATCCGGATGCGGCATTTATGATGCGACAGTCACAGTCACAGATGATCGCATTGCTCCAATGGTCTTTACGTCTGCAACGGGGCAAGCAGACAGCACATACACCATCCCAATCATTCCGAGCGGGCTTGCGTGTATTGATGGGGCAACCGCTGGCGATTTATACTCTGGCGTTGCTCCCATTAAGTCAGCCATTCTTGTTGTAGCTGTTGAAGTATTCCAGAGCGTTACAGCTCCGGGCAATCAAATCATGAGTGACCAATTTCAGCCGTCACCATTCGTCCTTGGCCGCAGCTTGACCAATCGAATCGTCGGCTTGCTTGGGCCATTCTTGGAAGTCGAAACGCTCTGCTTATGACAATTGAAGCCGACATCAGAACACCATTGCAGACCGCACTCTTAGGCATTGCAGCCAATGTCTATAACGGCATTCCAGAGACAATGACTAGCCCATCAATCGTTCTTGTTCCAGATGCACCTTATTTGGAAAGCACTCTTGTTAATGGATCAACAACAAAGGTGAAAATCAATTTGCGCGTCACCGGCGTTGTCGGTTATTCCAGCAATGCAGCAGCTTTGACCAATCTTGAGGATTTAATGATTTCAATCATCTCAACTATGCCAGCGGGATACGTCGTAGGAGATGTCAGCTCACCACAACCTTTGGAAGTCGGCGCAGGAAAATTCTTGACGTCTGACTTGCAAGTCTCAACGTATTACACCGACTAAGGAGAAAACTCATGGCAACGACAATCATCACTGGCAGAGACATCACTTTCACGATTGACAGTGATAACTTCGATGCCCAAGCAACATCAGCGACTTTGACAGTCGATTCAACAATTAACACATATCAAACACTTGACGGAAAAGCCTATTACACAACAGACACACAGGGGACTTTCGAAGTGGAAATGCTTGCAGACTGGGGAGCAGCATCATCACTATGTGAAGCACTCTGGACAGCTGCCACGAACGCACCACAGACCGGACTTCCAGTGGTATTAGTTGCAGACACAGGTGCATCATTTGCATTTGATGTCCAGCCAATCTTGCCATCAGCAGGTGGCACTGCACCAGATGCTCAGACAGTATCTTTGTCATTTACATGCGTGACAACACCAGTTCTAACAATTAGCTAAACAAAAAGAATCGGGAGCAAAATGAAACTACCAATCACAATCGAATACGGCGAAGGTCAATCAGAAACCTACGTGGCACAACCGCCAGAGTGGGCAAAATGGGAGACAAAGACTGGCTTCACTATCCAGCAGGTTCAAGAAAAGCTGGGCATTGCTGATCTCATGTTCTTGGCGTATCACGCCATGAAACGTGAAGCAGCTGGAAAGCCAGTCAAGCCGTTCGAAGTATGGATGGAAACAGTCACGGATGTGACCACAGGAGATGGCAACCCAAAAGCCATCAGCGCGGAAGCCTAAATCGTCTCATCGTTGAGCTTGCAATAGCGACTCAAATACCGATGAGCGAGTGGCAAAGCGCAGAGGACATTCTCACGGCTTTGGAGATATTGGAGAAGCGAAATGGCTGAGGAATCAATCGCTTACGATAAATCCGACTTACGTGCTATTTATGGCGCGTTCAAAGCTATGGATGAACAGGCAGTCATTGCAGCTAAAGCTCAATCAAATGCTTTGGCCACTTACTTGCAGACAAAGATTCAAGGCGCAGCTGGTTCGGCCAATAATCTAGTCGCACCCAAAATCGCGGCTGGCTCACGTGTTTCAAAATCATCAAAAACTGGTGAGATTTCATTTGGTTTCGCAGCTCAGAAATTATCCGGAGGCGGCACAACTCAGCAACTTTGGGGCGGCTATGAATTTGGTTCAAATAAATTCAAGCAATTCCCAATTTGGTCTGGTAGCGAAGGCCGTGGATCACGTGGATGGTTTATCTATCCGACTCTGCGCGCCGAGCAACCACATATCATCGCCGAATGGGAAAATGCATTCTCTAAGATATTAAAGGAGTGGTGATGGCAGTCGGAAGCTCACGCACGTTAAAACTTACGATTCTTGGCGATGTTGATAATCTCAAAAAATCGCTGCAAAGTGCCAACACAGACGTAGAACAATCAAGCTCTGGATTAACTGATTTCAGCAAGAAAGCTGGTCTGGCATTTGCCGCAGCTGGTGCGGCTGCTGCCGTCTATGCTGGCAAATTGCTGGTGGATGGCGTTAAGTCAGCCATCGAGGATGAAGCTGCTCAAGCAAAACTGGCCACAACACTTCGCAACGTAACCAGTGCTACTGATGCTCAAATTGCATCGACGGAAGCGTTCATTCTTAAAACATCTTTGGCGACTGGCATTTCTGACAATCAACTTCGTCCATCGCTGGAACGATTAACACGCGCCACAAAAGACGTTTCAGAAGCTCAGAAACTGCAATCACTGGCAATAGATATTGCGGCGGGTTCTGGAAAATCTTTGGAAGCCGTTTCAAATGCATTGGCAAAAAGCGCAGAAGGCCAGAACACAGCACTTGGAAAATTAGGCGTTGGCATTGATGCAGCTGCATTAAAAACAATGTCATTTGATGAAATCCAAAAGACTTTGGCGGCAACTTTCGGTGGTCAAGCGGCAATCGCAGCTGAGACATTTCAAGGAAAAATGGATCGTCTTAAAGTCGCATTTGATGAAGGCAAAGAAACAGTCGGTTCATTCGTACTTGATGCCATTACTCCGATGGTCACATATTTCATTGATAATGTGGTTCCAACAATTCAAACCGTTGCAAGCGAAATTGGTGAGAATCTAAAGCCAACATTCGAAGCATTTTCGACATTCTTTACTGAGACACTCATTCCAGCAATTCAAGAATTCTGGGCATTCCTAAACGATTACATCATCCCAATTCTCAGTGCAGTATTGCGTCCAGTCGTAGATGGGTTAATTTCGGCGTTTAAGGCCATTACAAAAGCGGTGACTGATAATTCTGACAAATTTGCCACGTTCTACGCCAACATTCAGCCAATCGCCAAATTTGTGCGTGATGTATTAGCACCGGCATTTGGAACAGTATTAGGAGCGGCATTCAAAGTCATCGGCGGCTTAGCATCGACTCTTATCAGTTTATTTGCTCGCGTTGCTGGAGTCATTGATGGTGTAATTGATGCAATCAGAACTCTAATCAATTTAGTAAAAAATAATCCAGCTATCTCTGGAATAAGCGGTTTGATTAACAACGTCTTTGGCGGCGGCAGAGCTGCCGGTGGGTCAGTTATGGGTGGCACTTCATATCTTGTTGGCGAACGCGGCCCAGAGTTATTTACACCAAATTCAAATGGTTCAATTGTTCCTAATAATCGACTGGGCGGCGGTGGAACAATTATCAATCTAACAGTCAATGGCGCAATTGATCCAATTGGAACTGCTCGCACGATTTACAACGTGCTTGCAAATGAAGCAACTACAAGCGGAACTTTCACCAATCTTGGCATTTCGCGGGTGGTAGCAACGACATGACATGGCTTCCAAATCCCATTGTGACCATTGGGGGTGTTGCCTATACATCGGAAACCCTTTGGGATGTCTCAATCAACTACGGCCGAACAACAGTATGGGAACAGGCTCGCGCTAGTTACGCACAAATCAACATTCTTAATCTGAGCAATGTTGCTGTTGCATTTCTAATCAATGACACAGTCACAATCACGCTGGAAGATTCAGTCGGGGCAAATACAACAGTATTCACTGGCTTTGTGACTGGAATCGAAAATAAGATAACTCAATCAGGAGACGTTGCAAAGGTGCTGACTCATCAGGTTTCAGCCGTTGGCAGCTTTGCGTTCATGGCTAGAAAAGTCGTGGGAACTACTGCATATCCCAAAGAATACGACGACGCACGAATCAATCGAATCTTCACGGAAGCTGGCGTGGATGTCGGTGTCGTAGATACGCCACCAGTTTATGAATTTACTGCAAGAGCTGCCAACCCAGAAGATGCCTATTCTCTAGCTGCTTATTACGCTCAAATGGCATTGGGTTACATCTATGAGACAACAGATGGCTTAGTCAATTATGCCAATGAATCACATCGCACAAATGAGGTCGAGGATTACGGCTACTACCACATTGAAAATCAGTGGATTCTTTCGGCAAATATCGCAAGCCGACAAACTCTCAATGATGTGACAAATGACATCTTTTTAACCTACAAAGCGAGTGCAAGCAAAACGGCTACTGATCCTGCATCAATCGCTCTTTATGGACTGCAAGCAGGTTCAATTGCAACTGAACTGGAAAATGGGCCGGAGGCACAATATCAGGCAGATCGCTACGTCTTGCTTCGCTCAAATCCACAAACGTCTCTTTCATCATTTACAGTACAACTCAACACGTCATTGATGACATCAGTGGCCTTAGACATATTTCTTAACATGTATATGGGCAAGCCGATTCAAGTCTTGGATTTACCTGCTGGCATAATTGATGGAACTTATAACGGTTTCGTAGAAGGTTGGAATCTTTCATTTAATCGCTATGAAGCTGCAATGACATTAACAACAACCGATTCAACGCTTTCATTAGCACCGACTCGCTGGCAAGATGTCAATCCGACAAAAGAATGGCAAGACGTTGATCCAGCAATTGCATGGTTCGAATACATATAAGGAGCAAATATGGCAACTACAACACCCAATTTCGGCTGGCCTGTACCAACATCCACCGACTTTGTTAAAAATGGCGCAACTGCCATTGAAGCTCTAGGCGACGCAGCTGATGCAACCACTTATTCCATTGACGTTCGTGTAACGGCAGCGGAAGCAACAATCGCGGGTCTAATTGATCCATTCTTACTTATGGGGGCTTAAATGGCTACAACCTACAAAGTGCTGGGTCAATCAAATCCAGCGGCAACAACTAGCACTGCACTTTACACAGTGCCAGCATTGACAAAAAGCATCATTTCAACCATTAACGTGTGCAATCAATCTGCAACTGATGCAACATTTCGATTGGCAGTTTCAGTGGCTGGGGCAGCATTAGCGGCTAAAGATTACATCGTGTACGACGCAACAGTCCGAGGTAATGGACTTCAAGCATTCACAATGGGAATCACAATGGGTGCAACAGATGTCTTGCGAATCTACGCCTCATCTGCAACATTGTCATTCTCTGCTTTCGGAAGCGAGATTGCATAATGGCTATCACAACACTTCCAAATTTCTTAATAACTAAAGTTCAGGAATTCACAACTGGCACAACAGCTTGGGTAGCTCCAGCGGGCGTTTATGCTGTTGAATGTTTGCTTGTCGCTGGTGGTGCTGGTTCAGGTGGTGGAGATGGCAGCGCAACTTCCGGCGGTGGCGGTGGTGGCGGCGGGCAAGTAGTCAAAAAAGTTTTAGCAGTCACACCAGGTACTTCATATTCAGTCGTCATTGGTGGTGGTGGTGCTGCTGGTAGTGGAGCAGGAACAGCAGGAACAAACGGCACAAACTCAAGTTTCGGCTCACTTTTAATTTGCGGCGGTGGCGGTGGCGGTGGCGGTGGAACGGCTGGCACAAGAACTGCTCTTAATGGATCAGCTGGAACAAACGCTTATGGTGGCGGACATAATGGCGGAAACTCTGCTCCAGGAGGTGGCGGACTAGGTGGGCTTTCAGTAGGCGGATCAGGCGGTGGCGGTAGCGGCACTGCTAACGGCGGCACTGGCTCAGGCGGCGGCGCAAGTATGACGGCAGCTAATTCTGGAACTACTGCTATTGGAACTGCTGGTGCAGGTTCGTATGGTTTCGGCGCGGGTGGCAGTGGAATCCAAATTACTGGTGGAACAAGTACGGCAAAAGCGGCTGGCGCAAATACAGGTGATGGCGGTTCATCAGCCACGGGTGCTGGTGGTGCTGGTGGTTCAGGTTATTGCATAATTACTTGGCAACAATAAGGAGACAAAATGGCACACTTTGCAGAAATAGATAAAGACTCAATTGTGATTCGCGTTGTTGTTGTTCCAAATGAATTTGAATCAGATGGACAAACATATCTCGCTGAAACAATTGGACTCGGTGGAACGTGGATTCAAACTTCATACAATGCGCGGATTCGTGGCAAATACGCTGGAATTGGCGATACCTTCGATGCTAAATTGGATCGCTTTATTGAAGCATCGCCATATCCATCATGGAAGTTGTCAAAAGACTTTATATGGGTTGCGCCAAAAGCTTATCCAAGCGATGAAAAAGTTTATGATTGGGATGAAGCCAAAAGAGATTGGCTGGAAAGAGTTTCAATTGATGCGTCAAAGTCATAACGGCTGGCCAGCATCGAAAGATGCGGCTCTCATTGAAATCATTAGCGTTCCAATCGAGGGAACAAAGGTGAAGGTGCGATGTGCGAAAGCCGTTGCACCATTGATTGCTGGATTCTGCAAAGAATTTCATGAGCTAATTGAGCCGATTGATGAAGGCTCACTTGATGATTGGGGCTATTGCTTCCGTATGGTACGCGGCTCGACTGACAACTTGAGCAATCACAGCTCTGGCACTGCTATTGATCTCAACGCAACACAGCATCCGCTGGGCAAAGCAGGCACGTTCCCAGCTGAGAAGGTTCCAATGATTAGAGCTTTGGCTAAGAAGTACGGCCTCAAATGGGGTGGAGATTATCGAAACCGAAAAGATGAGATGCACTTCGAAATCGAATTGAGTGAAGCGAAAGTCGCGGCACTCATCGGGAGCTTGAACAAAGGAGACAACTAATGGATCAAGCAAAAGCAATGCTGGCATCATGGCTGAGAAGCTCTGTCGCTGGTGCGTTGGCAGTCTGGATGACTGGCAATCAGAATCCAAAGGATTTAGCAATGGGCTTAGTGGCTGGACTTGTTCCGGTACTTGCTCGCTGGGCTAATCCAAACGACGTGGCATTCGGCAACAAGAAATGAGCGTAGGCGAATGGACGGCGGTCGGTGGGCTTGTCATTGCTTTGCTGACTGCCATCTATTCGTCAATGAGATTCATGGTGAAGTCGATCATGCGAGAGCTTTCACCGAATGGGGGCAATTCGCTCAAAGACCAAGTGAGCAGAATTGAAATGCGACTAGACCAACTACTGCTTGAAATAGCTCTCAAGAAGTAGCCGACACGCCGATTCTTAGGCGGGAATCTTGAATTTGTCAGATAAGCGTGTCACTCTGTAATTCGGGAGCTGGTACGCAGCTCTCAGAATCGGGAGCAAAAAATGACAACAAGTGAAGTCGGATTGTTCGTAATCATGGCGATTGCATGCATCCTTTGGGCAATATGCAGCTATTCAGTCGGGTATCGAGAAGGCCACAAAGACGGCTATCAGCGCGGCAAAGCCGTTGGCCGTCACGCATCATCTCAGGCGGTGCGCTAATGGGATTCTTGGACAACTACGAGGCGGCACGTGCCAGAACAGATCGCTGGATTAAGACATATCCAACTGGACGCATTGAAACACGCGTGATGGAATTCGATGCCGAAAAGGGTTACGTGCTAGTAAAAGCCGAAGCGTATCGAAATGACACGGATCAACATCCAGCGGGCATCGATTACGCATACGGCTATCAAGGCGCATACGTTCAAAACATGAAGCGCTGGTTTGTTGAGGACACATGTACATCCGCAATTCTTAGAGTTATGCAGCTTGTCATGGGCGGTGCAGAGCGAACAGTGCGTGAGACGATGGAGCAGATTGAGAAGCTACCAGCCAAGGTTGCTAATACTGAGCCGGATTATTGGAACACCAAATTTGGTGAAGTGCCATCATATAAAACACGTGAAGAAGCTGAGTCAGCAGGCATTGCAACCGCTGCACAGGCCATGCAAGAGGTAACGGCTCAACTTGGTGGTGAAATGCTGGCAGAAGCTCCACAGTGCGTCCATGGCCATCGTGTCTGGCGCGAAGGCATTTCGTCAAAGACTGGGAAAGCTTGGGGCAATTACAGCTGCGTTGAACGCAAGCCAAAGCAATGCGATCCAGTGTGGTACGTCTTTGGCTCCAATGGAAAATGGAGTCAGCAGCTATGAGCGATTTCATGGAATTGATTGACCTTAAAACTCGAATGGCTAAGATTTTAGACAATGGAGTTGTGGTTGCTGAATACAAAGTCGAAAGATGTGATAAATGCTCACAATGGATGCAATTTGACCAATTTGGTTATCAAAAAGGTTATGATCGAACCGAAAACATTATTTGGTTCTGTGCGGAGTGCAGATGATTATGGTGCGCTTGTCGCGTGAAGATGAGGTCACAGCTCACGTTGCCGGACTTGCCAGAGAAAAGCGTTACGGGTCAAATCCTAAGTTTCAAGGCAATAAAGGAAACTTCCACAATGCCGTTGTAATACATTCAGAGGCAGTCGGTGCAGAAATTGCAGTGGCCAGATACTTTGGCG